CGCAGTCTCGGCTGGTGATGACCGGATACACAAGTGCTTTCATGTTTGCGCTCCTTGCCTGATGCTTGACCCTATTATACACGTCTAAGCGTTCACTGCAATACCGTTCGTCGGGCAAAAACTACCGTTTGTCGGGTAAAAGCTACCGTTCGTCGCCACCAGCGGCGCGCGTGCGCGGGGTGTCAGACGCGGGCGAGGTGGTCGAAAGCAGGCCCGCTTGCAGAATTGGCGCACGAGAATCGAGGGTCGAGCAGGACGAGGGCGACTAGATCGCTTCGGCGAACGCGACCGAGACGACGCGAAGCCTAGGATGCTGATTCGTGAGCAGCAGAAAAAGCTCCCACCGCGCTTTGTCAATCTGCCGGACGCCGCGCTCATACTCAGACCACCGCACCGCCGACGAGAGATGCACGAGATAGGCCGACTGCGCTTGTGTCAAACCAGCACGCAGCCTTGCCGATAGCACTTGGTCGGCTGAGATCATCGATTAGCCTGACCTTGGATGACCGCATCGACGCGCCGAAGCTCATCGAGGACTTCGCACATGCGCTGCCAGAGCTCATCGGAGCGGATTCCGTCGCCTGCATCGTCCACATCCATCGACTGACGAGAAAGGTCGAAGAACAGCACCGAAAGCGTATAGCGCATTGACTCAAGCTGCTGCTTATCCATGATCGTACCTAGAGCGTAGGGGCCGACGGCCCGGAGGGTGAAAACGGTAGTGCGGGAGGTCATGGTCGTCTCATTGTAAGACTCTATAGACATGGACATAGTATAGCGCATTGAGTTACTCTGCGCTCGAAAATATATCTATAGCGTAGAGTTACGCGATAACTTTCTCACCGTGGATGGCGACCAGTACATCGTCACCGGTAGATACCTTGGGGACGGCCTGAACGCCCTCTCTAGCGCATGGCCTACGAGACTCCACAGCGTAGGTTTTTTCGGCACACCCGCCGACCAAACGGAATGCGCGCCGTGCGGATAGTCTGACCGGAACACTTGCCGGGTGTCGTAGGCCGCGTGGAGATCGTCACCCCGGAACATCCATCGCTCAGCGACGACGGAATTCTGACCGTCACCAACACGGGCGACGGCCATATGAAAGCGGGGAAGGTAGCCTGCGCGACCACCGAATAGGTCATTGAGGATGCCGCCGATGACCGGAATTTTGATCTTGTCGCCTCGAAACATCTTAACACGGTACTCGATGAGGGCCTCCCGGACTTGCTTGTCGATCATGCCGGAGTCTTGGACGATGAGATAAACGTCCCACCCGAGTTTTCGGGCGTGGATGAGCCAATCGAGGACCTGGGCGCGGCCCTTGTCCTGAAAGGAACGGGCGTTGAGCCATGTACCGAGTTCGTCAAGAATCATAACGCCGTTTCGTTCCTCGTCGTAGCTGTCCGGGTTGCCGTGACCGACCGCCTCAAGATCGGACGCGGTAGGTTTGTCCGGAATGCGCACGTAATGAACCGCCTTATGAGGAACGAGCTTGTCTAGGTACAGGTCGACGTTCGACGCGACGCGACGGCCTTGGAGAAGGGCACGTTTAGCCTGCCAGACAGCAAACTTAGTTTTGCCTGTACCGAGCTTCCCCTCGACACTGTAAACCGGCATGACTCACCCCACGATCAACGAAGCGATGCGTTCGAGATACGAATACGCTATTTTTGCCGCCCAGAGAACTGCCAAACCGGTAACCACCGTTCCAGCTATCGGCGGGAACGCCAGACCGATCACCGTTCCATACGACGTGGCAAACAGCGCCGAAATCAACGGGCTAATTGTCGTGTTGAACAGCGTGACAAGAGCAACGTAAACCGCCGCAACTGCGGCAACAATGGTAATACGAATGGCCCACTTAAAGCCGACTTCTGCAACGAGAAACGAGAAAAACCGAGTGAACCACCCGACAAGCAACGCAGCAAGGACTGGCATTTTTTAGACCTCCGAGTTTCGACGTCCAGAAAGAATACCGATAGCACCGAATAATCCCGCAGCCGCCCACAACATGGACATAATATCGTGAATCATGGGTTGCCACGGGCAAATGTTGACCTCGCTGAACCCGTACTTGGCGAAAGGCACAGGAATAGGGCCGCACGCGGAGGGTAGCGTGAACGACCAGTTTATATCAGGAAGATGCGGAAAGCAGGTTTTCCAATCGGTTTTGAGGCAGTTAGGAATAGCCTGTTTGAATACGTTCTCGCCGTCATCTTTGGGAGGTTGAGGTGTTCCTCTTTCGTCAATCTTACATGGTGGAGTATCCGGCAAACCACACTCCAAATCTTCCTGTTGAGGACTGTTAGGGTTATTCGGATGAGTCGGGTTAGTAGTCGTCGTCGTCGTCGAAGTTTGATTCCCCTGCGGATCACGTGTCGTAGTTTCAGTCTTGGTAACGAAATCAATAAGATTGCCGTTCGTAGTTGCCGTCGTCGTCGTTGTAGTCGTAACCGTAGAACCGTCCGGGTTCGTCGTAGTCGTAGTGACCGGATCACCAACTTGAATGGTAAAGGACGGGATTTGTAACGACACCGGCCACCTGAATTCGGCATCAGCAGGATCGTCTTTTATCTCGCGGGCGACGGTATCAATAACTCCTGACTCATTCGGCAAGCCATTGAAAATAGCGACCAAACGATCCGGCGACATTTTATCTTCGGCCTTAGATATAACCTGATCTGCAGAAATAGGAACCTCCGAGGGTGGAAGAGTAGAAACGCAAGACGTACCGTTCCAATAATGACCTACCGGACACCCATTAAGAGGGCGACTAATAATATCGAAAGTTTGAGTAATAGGGACAGTGCGAACACATTTATTGCCGGACAAATAGAAGGACGACGCATAAATACCCTGATCCGTGACGGTACCCCACCACTTGCAAGCGCCTTGTTTTGTTAATCCATGCGGCAAAGGTGCCCACTGACCGCCCCACCAATACACGCCGTATTGATTTCCGTCAGACTGTGGAAACTGATTAGGATGAATGTACTGTTGCTCTAAAAACTGACCATCACGAAACAAAACGCCAAGCTCGTCGAGCATTTCGCCAAGCTGGTATGCCGTTCCAAGAACCGGGACGAGTTTAACTAATGACTTTGCAAGCGTGCGTTTAGCAACTGGCTCAACTATACGGACAGGAAGTTCCGAAGAACGACCCGGAAGCTTGACATTGGCCGGAACATCAATAACGGCAACTTTATTCGGCGACGACGTAAGGCCATACGCCGACAAAGGGCGAAGGGGCGAATAACCGCCTTGAAACGGGAACGGCTGTTGAACGAGCGTGCCCGAATGACGGTTCAGCTTCCAGCCGGTGGCGGTGGGATCGAGGGACCAAGCAAGGCCGGCGACCTTGCCCTGCGGGGACGTGATGAACGCCGCGGCGTTGCGGCGCGCGTCATCCATGCCGCCCTGCCAAACGATGCCAGCATGGGCGGATGCGGCCATGCCCACGGCCAGAAGCGCCGAGGTGAGCGAACGACTGGTGAGCATGGCCGCCACAGATCAAGCCGCGCCGCGAATCTTTTTCACGTACTTGATGGCGACCACGAACACGACGCCGACAGCGGCCAAGCCAACGAGCGCAGCGCCGTAGGTGGCAATGTCAGCCGAGGCTGTTTGGACGGCAGCATTAAAGGCAGCAGCGCCGCCGCCGCCGCCGCCACCGGCGCCGCCGCCGGTGGTCTGCGCGAAGGCAGCGAGCGGGCCAGCAACGAGGGCGACGGGGAGGGCGATTTTACGGATGGTGTGCAGTTTCATGGCTGAGATGCTCCAGAGAGACGCCAGTACCCGACTGGCAGCGGATCGGGGGACGGCCCCCCAGATTCAGACAGCGGAGAGGATGCGACGGACCCAAGCATGGGCGACACCCGAGACGACTCCGACACCGAAGACAGCCATATAGGCGGCGATGTAGGTGACGAGTTCGGACCAATCCATGATTCACATACGGTTTCCGACGAAGTAGCCAGCCGCGAACACCAAGACGCCGATACCGGCGACGATGGCGAGCCAAACGGACGGGTCTAGCAGTTCAGGGTCAGTCACAAATGATCCTTGTCACGTGACCGGTACCGATAAGGACCGGGTGGGGGTGGACATAGCACGGAACCGAAGGGCGGACCTTCTCGGCCATGAGGCGATCGAGAACAGGAAGACCGTCGGATATCGCAGGAGCAACCGGCGGCGTTTGGTGATACGACGTCATCCTCGGGGACTGGTCGAGCGGAACCCAGGCAGCGCGATCGACGAGCCAAACGAGAGGGCGACCGTCCGGGGCCTTGGGTGGAGGATCGGCTGGTAGCTGGGCGTCAGAGGCGGCGATGTAGCCGAACGCGAGCAGGACGACGGCGAGAACTTCACGCATGGAACGACCTCAGGGATGACCACGGACCGGATACCCATCGAGCCGGTACCTCTCGAATAGCCGACAGAAACATTTGGCCTCGATGCCGCACGATGCGAAATGGAGAGTCCAGTAGCTCGCCCGTTTCACGCAACACACGACGGCCAGCGCGGGTGACGACTTCGCCGACGCCGTGGAGTTGACGGAGCCACATAGGGAAGTTGAGCCAGGACCGGATTTGACGGGAAGGGTGCTCAAGTCCGCCGACGCCGTAGGTCCGGCATCCCTTGGGGTAGTCATGACGGCCCCCAATCTTGCTCATGTACTTCATGAGGTAGACCACGGCATCGCGGGCGATTTCGCGCTGTGCCATGCCGTAGGGCCAGAACACGGCGCCGGTGCGAGTAGGCTGGTCCCACTTGGGCATACTCAGATGCTTAGGAAGCCAAAGCGCGACGTGATAGTGAACCGTGCCTTTCTGCTGAAGTTCGGCGACCCAGACGTACCGGGGATGGGCACCGGTTTTCTTCGCCCAATGGCGAAAGCGCTTGATGGCGTCCGAGATGTGGCGCGGGTTCCAGTCGTGGGCACCGTTGCCGAGAGTGCCGCGAGTGTCGTAGGTGAGGGTGACGAACCACACGCGGTAGCCGTGGGGACACTCTTGGGAATGGAGCTTGCCAGCAGCCCAGACGTTACGACGAAGGGCGGCGAGACGACGCTCCCGGAGCTTGACGGGGTCCGTTGAGATGGGAATCCAGTTGTCCGGGTAAGCGTGGACACTTGTTTTAGATGAGACAAGCCCCGCCGCCCCGGCCTCTGCACCCGCGCTGCGCGCGTGTGCGGCGGCCGTAGCGACGGCCCCATGCTCAGTTTGATGGGCGTGCATGGGGTGGCCCTCAGAGGGTGTAGCCGCCGATGGGAATGCCATCGGGGCCGTGGATGGTGGCCTCCACCGCCAACCGACGACCTTCTGGCTGCACGGTGTAGGTGACGCAGGTAATGCCGCCCGGGGTGTCGTCGGCGATCTGCTGGGCATCGGCCCGAAGGAGGATGCCGAGCAGCGCAGAGACGACCACGCTTTGGGCGTCCGTCCATTCCTCACGCTTGGGCATGGACATGGCGCACCCCTCACGCCGTGGCCGGTTGCTTGACCGGAGCGAGAGCCACTGCCGCGAGGATCAGACGGCCATCGCGGACGCGAATGGCGGAGGGGTGCAAATGGTAAAGACCGGGAGGGTAGGGGGCTTGGTCAGCGTCGAGGATAAACTCGAAGCGCTCGGGGTAACGGGCGGGCTTGCCGTCCGGCCCGACCACGAAAGCATACCCGCTCTGGATGCGAAGGTAATACGCTTTGCCCGTTGCCTTGCTTTGGCCCGAGAGTTCACGGACTTGCGAGGACTCAATTTCGACTTTGATCATGTTTCGCTCCGGTTGACAACCCACGACGGGTTACCCGGAGCATAACCCAAAGAGGGTTTGCCATGCAAGAGGCTGAGCCGCTGGTAATCCTCAGGGAGCTAATCGAACGCGCAGCACGTGAAGTCGGCACCAAGACCGAGCTAGCGCGGCAAGTAGGGGTAAACCCTCAACGCATCAACGACTGGCAAGCCGGTTACCGGCCGTGTCCGCCCGAGGTTGTGGCCGTCATCGCCGACATAGCCGGGATGCCCGGCAAGGAATGGTTAGCGCGTGCAACTCTTTGGTACGCAAGGGAAAAACCGTACTTCGAGAGACTGAGGCAAGCCGTGGGAAAAGCGTGGACGCGGACCGGCGCGGGCACCGTTACGTCTTGACTATGCGCCGCTTTGGCACTGGCCTTTGGTGAACAGGTGAAACTCGCAGCCAAAGTTCCACAATTTGTATTAGATCAATCGGTAAGTGATTTCCAATTGAAAAATATCATACCGTCAGCGTAGAATCTTTGCAACGTCGGGAACGAGACGAACAGACCCGTACACGACCACGCAGTAGAAGACAGTCTGAACAGGGACACGAACGAGCGGAAAACGGGAAGCAGCCTTGAAGGTGAACGGCTGGTGTGGCGCTTTGTGATGCTGTCGGTAGTAGTCGCGGTAGTACACGCCAACGGTATCCCCCCCGGTTCCCCTACGCGCGTCCACCGGATCGGGACGCGCTACAGCAAGCCGTCAACAACGCTACCACACGCGGTACGGACCTGCGACGCGCTCCGGGCGCGGACGGCGCCGCGCCGGGGACCGCCTGCAGGGTTGGCGCACGAGAATGCAGGGTCTAGCAGGACGAGGGCAACTAGATCGCTTCGGCGAACGCGACGAGCTCATCAGCTTTCCGGACACGACGGACCGCGTTTGTGACACGCTGCAAACTGATGCTGTGAAGACGCGCAGCGTCAACCGGACGAAGCCCATCGACGAGCACGAGACGCGCAGCTTGGCGCGCAGGCCCGGCGCGCATGCGTATCAAGCGCGCGATGCAGTCAAAGCGCGCGTGCGTCATCAGATGTTCGGACATACAGACACGCGATGCACAGTGATCGTGTCGTCGAATGACATCTCGTGCGCGATCTCGTGCAGCTTGTCTTGCACGTCAACATACGCTGATCGCATCGCGAGCACTTCAACGCGCGAGACGCTGCGCACGTCATGCGTGCCACCGCGCTTGATCTTGTATCCATCGTCAATGAGGGCTCGGATAGCGTCGTCTTTCGTGTCGCGCTCGATGACGATGGGGGGCGCAGCGTATACGCAGTCTCGGCTGGTGATGACCGGATACACAAGTGCTTTCATGTTTGCGCTCCTTGCCTGATGCTTGACCCTATTA